TGGAACTCTTGCTGTGAATGCAGGTCTTGCCCTAGTTACCTCTCTATTCACTCAAAAACCTGAAGCACTTACATCTCGCGATCAACAAGTAAGACAGAATAATATGTTTGGTTCTCTTCAAAACACTATAGATTCAGGAGTTTCAATACCCTTGATATATGGACAACATAGAGTTGCAGGACAGTTTATTAGTGGGTACCTAGAATCTATTGATCACGGTAAAAATGATGATGTGACTGTATCGGAGCAATTTGAAGATGAGTAAACAGAATTTTCTCGTTCATAATGGCAAGCAAGTTCCCCTAATCAGAGGCGGATTTGGAGGAAGTGGAGGAAACGGAGGAGGATCATACTCTGAAGAACCTAATGATTTGTTCTCAACTGATATCATGTATGTTCTTACAGCACTTGGTGAAGGCCCTCTATACCGTATTAATCCAAATGGTCCTCAAGATATTGAAATTACTGATAGTTCTATTGACGATTTAATTAAGATTAACGGTGATGGTACAGAAAAAACTGATGTTTTTAAAACTCTATCTACTTCAGGCACTATTACTCAAGGAGCTTTAACGAAATTTGGAGAACAAACTGTAACGCCACAAACTTTTGCTTCTCCAGTAAATCTTAAAAAAGGCAATGTAGACGGGGTCCCAAAAGTTGAAGTATTACTTCAAGATACAAGCGCTGAAGATTGGGATGAGCTTAAATTTAATTTTGTTATTAATGCTCTTCAAAAACAAAAAGATAATGGAGATATTGTAAAACATTCTCTTACAGTTCGTGTTAGGGTGTATGACCGTACAGGTACTACAGAAATCAAATCTAAGTCAAAAACAGTAGAAGGAAAAACTACTGTTCCTTACAAGTTTTCTATTGTAATTCAAATTCCAAAGGCAAGCCGTTCTACTTCAGGTTATAAGTTTACTATCGATAAAACTTCTGATGAGTCTACTGATTCTCGTATTCAGTCTAATGTTCAAGCAATTGGTTGGAATGAGATTAGGAATGATCCGCAAGCCTATCCAAGAACTGGTTTAATTGGTTATGCCTTAAAAGCTTTTAATGAGCATCAAGGAGGTGTACCAAACTTTACCTCTCTTGTAAAAGGACTAATAGTAAAAGTTCCTTCAAACTATAATCAACCTATATTAACTAATGGTCAAATCGATTGGCGTGAGTTAGAATTACCTGAGAGTGGAGGATCTTATAATTATCCTACTAACGGATATTCTCTTCAAAAAACAGGTACAGGAACAAAATTAACTGATGCAAATCCACAATTGTACGTAGGCACTTGGGATGGAACTTTTGTTTATTCTTGGACCCAAAATCCAGTATGGATTGTTTATGATATTTTAACTAACAAAACATATGGGTTAGGCATAGAAGAAGATAATATAGATAAATATAAATTTTATCAAGTTGCTCAGTATTGTGATGCTTGTGATGAAATTACAGGCAACTTTATAGGAGTAGATGGTCAAGCTGATGGCTCTTTTAGGCACAAACCTAGAGATCAGTTCACAACAGTAAAACAAACTCTTGTTGGAGTACCGAAAGGCACCTCTATAAAAGAGCGCAGATTTACTTGTGATATTTTAATTTCTGATCCTGCTCAAAGTCTTGAAGTAATTCAAACTATTTGTGCTTCTTTCAGAGCCACTCTCATTCAATCTTTTGGAAAAATATCTATTGCAATTGATCGTCCTGATCAGTTTCCTTCTATGGTATTTAATGAAACTAACATTAAATCTGGATCTTTTCAGATAAGTGGTGGTCGTGAAAGTGATCTTATTACTGGTGTAGATGTAAGTTATGTGGAACCTACAAACCACTATAAAAGGGAGGTAGCTAGGATTGATTCTGTAGATGCAAACGATGGTTCATTAAGAGCAGCGATAGAGAATATTCAATCTCTAGACTTGCCAGGAGTAACTCGTAGAAGTCAAGCACTTCGTTTTGCTCAATACCAAATTGCAGCATCACGCTACCTAAGAAGAACGGTAGCGTTTACAACATCAACAGAAGCACTAAACTTAGCTCCTGGTGATTTAATTTCAGTTTCGCAGAACATGACTGGAATCAATTATGGATTTGGTGGTAAAGTTTCTGCAACTGCTTCAACAGAGGATCCAGATGCAAATGTTATTTTAGAGCATTTTACTTCTCCAAGTTTACAAACTACTACTTTTACTGCAAACACTTATCCACTCGCGCTTAGAATAATTGGTGTAGATGACGAACGTTTAGATTTATACATTGTTAGTAATACTGATTTCACCTTAGATACTACTGATAATGTAAGCATAGGTATTGACTTAGCTGAGGTCAAGATTGTAGGAAGATTCAATCCTATAACTAAAACCGTTGATGCAGTTACTGGTTGGGACGCAAATAACGTTCCTACAGCTGGTGATTTATGGAGTTTAGGAGAGTGGGAAAATCCTGGCAATTACTACACTAATAAAGCGGGAAAACTGTTTACTGTAGCAGAGCTTGAGAGAGAAAATGATGGTGAAGTAAATATCATAGCAAAAGAATATGTATCTAATGTGTATGTAGATTCTGATACTTTTATTGATTATACACCTACTGCTTATATAGATATTGAAAGTCCTTTTTCAGCACCTCCGCCGCCAGTATTTACTTTTCAAAAACAAATTAGACGCAGACCTGACGGTAGTGTAGCGTTTGATGGTTTTATTGATAATAAAACTGATAGACTAGGTTATATTCAGGATTACAGAACTGAATATTTTATTGCACGTCCTGAAAGTTCTACACTGATTAATAATACATCTGTTAGTCCTTTAACACTAACAGTTGATAATTCAACAGCTTTATCTGGAGGAGCTACGCAATCTACAATTACAGGCAAATCTGGCTTTTCTAGTTTTGTGGGTGAGATTAGACTACTATGCAACGCATATAGCGTTATTGATAATGGTGATGGTTCTTCTAATGTAAGACTTACTGTTGAAGGTTTAAATGTTTGTTTTGACGAAAATATTTTCAAACATGTATTAGAGGTGAATGATGACGCAGTATTTTTAGGACTAAAAGGCGATGATTTCGTTACAGTTCCTCTTAAAGAAAAAACATCTAAAAACAGTTTAAGAAATTTTATTGCTTTTGCAGATGATACTGTTGAAGCTTCAGCTAATATTATAACCTATGATAAAACAGCTGATACTATAGACATAGAAAATATTACTACAGGTAGCACAGCTATAGTTAATCTATTAGCCGATTTACCTTTTGAAGTTAAAATTAATCAAGTACTTGATTCAAGATTTTTTGATAATTCCTCATTCTATGTAAGTGGGACTGATAAACAGTTTGAAGTAGCAAACACTTTTGGAGATACCCATAGTGGTTTTATTGAACTTCCTGTACGTCCTAGAGCTAAAAAGTTTATACGCTTTTATGTGGATGGAATTGAAAAATCAGCAGGACAGTTTACGTTTAATAAGAATGCTACAACATCTTTAAAAGCAAATATTGGTTATACAGCTTCTTCGGGAGATGTAGCTTATCGTGTAGAACTTGACCACTATACTGTTCCAGCTATTGAAATAGGAGATAACGTTCAAACTTTTGCTGGTAATATTTTTTCAGTAGTTAACACTAGTTTTGATCCTGCAAGCGCAACCTATAATGCTGCTCTAACAGCTAATTCAATCTATCGTATTCAGTTATCTGAGCGTCCCACCGCAAACTTATTTGGATCTTCTTTTGTAAATATTGCAGAAAATCCTGTTGGAACGATCAATAATGTTGCTTCTAATACTTGTACCTTTGACTATGACACCACAGTTTATCCAGGTAATTTTAACTTAGCAAATTCAGGTATCTATGACTTACAAGTATCTAGTGAATATGATAGGTTCTTTTTAGCAGAAGATCAAATTGTAAGAGATCTTGCTTTTGGTGTCACTTCTATTAAAGCAAGAAATGTTAATGCATTTAGAAGAGCTAGTCCTTTTGTAGAAAAATCTCTAATTACGTCTCCTATTCCCATTAAAAAAGTAGAAGGTGTAACTATAATTGAATCACTATATCGAGAGCAGACAGGTGGTGTTGCAGTTCGTGTTACTCTTTCATTTGACCATATTACTGGGCAAGAGGTGACTGATTATGAAATTTCTTATCGTATTTCTCAAGTAGAATCTGTAGGATCAGATGACGCAGGAACAGAACTAACTTCCTTTAATACTGTTAAAGTATCTGCGGCAGGGGTTGAAGATGATGGTAAAATTAGATTTACAGTTTATGGTATCAATCGTGGTGCTACTTCTGCAACAAATTCAGCAATATTTAGAATCACACCTCTTAATAAAGATTTAAGAGGTTCTACCACTACAACTGAAAGAACAATTCTCGGTAAAACTGCAAAGCCGCAAAATATATTTAATTTTACAGGTGGTCAGCAGACTGATCAGATCACATTCTTTTGGAACTATGTTAGAGAAAATGACGAGCTAGTAGATCTTGACCTTAAAGAAGTTGTAATTAAACGTATTCAAGGAACAGTAGCTGCTTCGCTTGAAAACTTTGTCACAGCGATTCCTTTTGTGACTGTTTCAGCGGGTGTTAATCGAAAATCAGTACCTATCGATCAGTTTGGTACTTTTACCTATTTAGCTAGAACTCGTGATACAAGCGGTAATTTCTCTGATGATGTGACAGCAATCACTATTACAACTGCTAGACCACAAAGAACAACAGTTGTAGCAGCTTATAACGAAGATAACCCCACTACAGATTTCACTATTATAACTAACCGTAATTCAGATGAAGAAAACTTCCCTTCCTTTGCTAATTCTAATACAGGCGGTATTGCTTTTTCAGTACCAGATTCTCCTTTTGATACATCTGTAGTTGATAATGCAAACGGTACTTCTACAGGTTTCAGTGCTATTGGCGGATCTCCAACAGATTTACTAGCTGATGGAACAGCTACTTATATTACTCAAATCAGAGATTTCGGAGCAACTGTAACAGGACAAGTTCAGGTTGACATCCAAGGAACTCAAGCAGTGCAATCTACTTGGAACGATCAGCATGAACATATTATTGAGAGTGTTACAGAAGCTTCAGGAAGTAGTGATGAATTAAAAGACTCTTCATTTGGTGGTATAGGTCATCTTGTAGGTTTTGCTAATTCTGAACCATTAGACTTTAGGTATGATTCTAATAATAAAACACTAGCAAGCGGTGGGGCAGCAGGTAATGTTTATGCAATTCATCTTCACGGTAATTTTGTGAATGACGAATCTAACGCAAATGTATTCGCTCTCATAGCAGGAGCTGTTGATGCTGACACAATTAAACTTGGAAGTACATTTTTTGCGAACGGTGAGTCTACAGGGGGTAATACGTATGCTAACCTTGCAGTAGCAGGTACTTCATACTTTTTGGTTGACTTAAAACAGTATTCTGATTTTGCCTCAACAGAGACTTTTGCTGGTGATCTTGGGGCTTTGTCTACTCAAGTATTTATTCGTACTACTACTTCAGATAACACAATTCTATACTACTCTAACGGTAATGTTAATGTTGCAGCTTTTGGATCATCTGGGGTAAATGAAGAATTTATTCCTTATGAAGCTGGCACTAGAACTTTTAGGCAGTTCCAAATTAAATTTGTTGTAAACAACTTGGAGGAGGATCAATTTGACTTTACAATTGATCAGTTTCGTTATACAGTGGATAAAGAACAAACTATTTTTTCGAATACTGTAGTTTATGATTCAGCTACTAAAACAGTTGACTATACTAACTCTAACTTCTTAAATAGACCAGTTATTGCAATACAACCAATTGACACTGTAACTTCTCAGACGGCTATTGTTACTACTGGTACGAATACTAGTGTTAGTTTTAAATTATTTGATGTGGAAAATAATACTTTAGTACCAATAGACCAAGGTGTTGAAGTTCAAATTACAGCAACAGGGGTATAAATGGCATTACAAGACTCTAATACATACATTGAAGTTACAGCTGGGACATCTCTCAATGTTTCTCGCTCACAGTTCAATAACTCTCTCCGCTCTTTATTAACCAATTTTAAGTCTTCAGCTGTTCCAGATGCAGAAAATATTACAGCAGCAGGTGCTGGAATCGGTGAACAAGATGGTATGTTATTTAGAAGCTCAACTACTAATGCACTTTACATTTCTGACTCTGTTCACGTAAAGTCTTCTCCTGTTGGTGGTAATTTTACTCGTGTTGGTATTGGGAATAGGGTTGAGAACGGTATTACGGCTCTTACTGCAAACATTGCATCTTATGAAATCGGTGAGCTTGTAGCAACTCCATCAGCTTCTGGCGGTCTTTCTGCAAATGCTCGTCTTTATTTAATATCGGCTAATAACGGCACGATGGCTGATGTAGTAGATGTAGGCATACCACCAACTAATGGCTCAATCCAAAATACCATGCTCGGAGTTGGATCAGTCGATCTAGGTCGTGTAAATTTTGCAAAAGTAGGCTTTAGACTTGATTCTTTTGATGGCGTCAGTGATTGGGAGTCTAACACGACGATGCGAGTATCAGCTCTTGCAGGAGCTAACACTTCTATCGGTTTAGGCACTCTTAATAATGGAAATGTAGCCATAGTTCACAGAACTGACGCAGCTGCTACTTCATCACTCAATGGCATGCACGTGATGAAAACTCCAGGCAACTATGCCAACCTAGCAGCAGCAACTTTAAGTCAGAACTCTATTCAGAACAGTCCTACATCTACTCCTGCTCCGCTTTTGCCTGCAGGTTCTGTTATAATGTGGAGTGGTTCTTCAGCTCCAACAGGATGGTTGTTGTGTGATGGTTCTCTAATTAGTAGAACAACTTATGCATCTTTATTTGCAATTGCAGGTACCGCCTATGGGGTAGGAGATGGGTCAACGACTTTTGGATTACCTGACTTAAGAGATAGGTTTCCTCTTGGTAAGGGTACAAATAATAGCACACTAGGAGCAGAGACAGGTTCTATGTCAGCAAGTTCTGTTATTTCTATTACTACTGCTTCAGATGGAGACGGTGATTTGACTGTAGGCACTACTTCAGTCGCTGCTACAGCTAAAGATTCAACTGCTACAACAGTTGTAGACTCTGTTACTCAGGCTGCTCATACTCACTCTGTAACTATAACTGTGCCATCCTCTGTTGTTAACTATATTATTAAAACCTAATAGGAGATATAATGAATTACTACATAAAAGTAAATATTGCAGAACGCGGAGATAGTCCTTTTGCATATTTTGCTATTAAAGACTATGAAAAAGGAAAGAGAGCTCCTTTGATTTCTCGTCACTTTCCTCTCGATTTACTCGCAGAGCAAGAACCCCGCTTGATGGACTTTGTTGAAGGATCTATTGACAATGCATATCTTGAAATTAAAAAAGGATATACAGTAAATCAAATAGCAGAAGATGGCATGACTGTTGGTGAATTATCAGATGAGGCAGTAGAATTTTTAACTAACCTTACAAAAACAATCTGTTTAGAAGAAAAATATGATGAATTACTAGC